CTTTGTCAGAATCAACTATTTTTTTCACATCATTACTTAAATATTTCTCAGACAATTGTTTGTAGTGAGGTTCCATTATCTTAACTACCAAATCAGTTAATTCATCAGATAACTCTCCACCTCTATATCCATGTTTCCAAACTTCAGGTTTTTTATTCTTATCAATAATTGACCAAAACTCAACTCCAGCCGGTGACGTGTTTAAATTTCCACCATGAGCCCTATCAATTCCAAACATTGTCTCACCTGAACGTCCCATTGCGGATGTACGATGCCAATCAGGATTATAATACCCCCCTTCAATCTTATCAATTACAAGTTTTGTTATTTCTTCAAAATTAACATCAACTGGAGATAAATTATTTTTTTGTTTTAATTCACCAAATAATAAATCAAGTATTTTATCCCAAGATATATCTTTGTCACCAAATAATGCAGACTTCAATATATCTCCGAGTAAACCCTCATTTACATTTTCATTCTCGTTTATCTTGGAAATTTGTCTAAATCTTACTATCTCTTCTAAAATTTTTTTCTTGTTCATATTTTATAAATATTTATAAAAAAAAAGAATTATGAATTTACGAGAAATTTTAAGAGAAGAATTAAAGAAGGAATTAAAACCAATGAAATTAATGACTGAAACTTATGTTTCCGAAAATTTAAAATATCATTTAGATAATAAATTACCTTTAAGTGAAACCATTTTTAGAAGTGGTTCAAATTCACATATAAGTTTAGTTAATGAAGTTAGAGAACTACATAGTGTCGGATTTATTGAATTAAATGATGAGGACAAATTTATCATTGAAAGTAATTTAGGTGAAAAGGTTACGTTACCAAATGGAAAAGAGGTTTTATTAGACTTACCATTTGTTGAGGAGTCTCTAAATGAAGCTGAGTATAAGGGTAGAAAAGTTCAGGTCGGTAGACCCATGAGAAATTCGGGTGGAGGTAAAAAATATGTCGTATACGTCAAGAATCCATCCACGGGAAAGATTAAAAAGATTTCTTTTGGAGATGTTTCAGGTGGTCTAACGGCTAAAGTATCAAATCCTAAAGCTCGTAAAGCATTTGCATCAAGACATCAATGTGATAAAAAGAAGGATAGAATGACCGCAGGTTATTGGGCTTGTAGAATCAATCGTTATGGACACTTGTGGGGTGGTAAAACATATCCAGGTTATTGGTAATATGAACGAACTTCCATTTATTCAAGAAAACATATCAGATACAATTAAAATCAGAACATTTACAGAAGATACTGATTCAGGTGAACTTATGTGGCATAGGGACAGAGAAAACCGATTAGTTGAGATTTTGGAGAGTAATGGTTGGAAGTATCAATCAGATAATAGTTTACCCATAGAAATGAAAAAAGGGGATAAAATCTTTATCCCCGAAGGTTTATATCATAGAGTAATTAAAGGTAGTGGTGACTTAATAATTAAAGTTGAGTTTAACCCGCCATTAACCTACCAATCATAGCATTTCTATTAATGTTTATTGTTGGTTCAGGCGTAGGGTCTATTGTTGGTTCAGTCATAGGTAAATCTAAATCTAAATTAATATCTCTTACTCTTTGAGTCACTTCAATTCCTAATGACATTTTTTCACCATATTCAAATCTCAACAAATATAAAGCCTCTTTATTAATTTGTTCTTCAGACATTAAATCGTGATTTGTTTTATTCTTTAAAATTTCAGACCTTACAATATCTAAAATACTATATGGTAATCCTGTGTCTAACGAATCAATTCTATTATCTTGCATATTCCAAAATGTCGTTGAAGGTTCCGAATAATCTCTATGGGCCGCAACTTTCAATCCTGTCATTTTATTTATACAATAAATCAATGCTCCACTCTTTGAATATCTACTAAAATAACTTGGTTCGTGTTCTGAAGTCGTACACCATCTAGTTGAACTTCCATATTTCATAGATGACAAGTGACTTAATGGACGTAAAACCAACCATTCCTTATCCTCATAAATCTTAATAATTTCTTTTTCAAGTTCATTGCCCATCTTTTTAATTTCAGATAACGAGTTTAGTTTTTCTATATCCTCAAAGTTTTTAATTGACGTGTAATCAACTCCATTCATCAAATTTTGTTTATCGTGATTAATGAATGTTTTTAACATTTTAACTTGGTTATCATTTAACATATAATCAAGAACCCTAAAAATATATGAAACTTCAAAATCAGAATATTTTTCTAATATGTGATTTACAGAATCTCCATAATAATGTTTCACCTCATCTTTGGATATTTTATTATTGTTAAATCTACCTTTAATTAGATTTACAATCATCTCCTTGTACTTTGCGTCAGGAAACAGTGCGTCAATTATGTCAAATCCACTTAACATTAATACGGGATTATGTAATTTAAGTTGTTCTTTCTTTGTCATATTCAAAATATATTATAAAAAAATTTAATTATCCAACTAATAAGAAATAAAACAAAAATGGACAAAATTGCGACGAACATTGATATTGATATCAGTCCTACAATTTTTGCCCATTTATTAATCTTCCATTTCATCCATAGAATATTATGGATAAAATTTTATATAGTCAAACTATTGTTGTGATAATTGGATAGCTCTAACCATTCTTGTGATTCCAATTCCACCACCAAATCTTGGAATGAATGAATGAGATAAGAATTCATCCAACTCTTTAGTAACTCTTTCTTTACCAAATAATTCATATAATTTGTTTGCATACCCACCTTCAGAAATTGTATTAAAAAAGTTTCTCATTTCAATAGGGTTTGTTGAACGCTCAGCAGAACCGATTGTTTCTTGTCCCATTAAAATAATATCAATTTTACTGAATAATTTGTCTCCAGCATATTTCATATTCCAAAACGGTGAAGTTCTTTCAGGGAACATTGTTATCGCAACCGATTTACCCAAACCTGTTGTCATTTTTTCTTCGTGTTCCGCAGTCAAAATCTCAACTCCATATTTTCTACATAAATCGTCATAAGTTAATACAATCGGTGCTGGTAGACCCATATATTGAACAAGTTCTATTTCAAGATTTAATAGGTCTTGAATAGTTCCTTTTGCCTCAAATTCAAACATAGGGAAAATCTTTTCATGTCTACCTTCAATAGGATTAGGTTCATTTCTATATGACGTAGAAATACAGAAAACACCTGGCCATTCAGGATTTTTTAATAACTCATACTCTAACCACATTTGTCCTGTTTGTGGTAAAGGCCAAACAACATTATCATATGTGAATGTTGATACAGTATGCGGGTCCTCACACGCCGCTAAAATGGATAATCTAGATTGTACTGGAACTTCAATAAAACCTTTCTTCAAGAAAAATGCTCGTAGTTTTTGAACTACATTGTGATAATTAATTGTGTCTTTCATTTTTTATTTATTTGTGTTTATTTGTATTTTAAGGACAAAAAAAAATCACCTAAAAGGTGATTTCTTTCATAGATATTTTATTAAGTAATTATTTTTGTTCATCTATTATAATTTCTTCAGGTTCCCCACCTGATTTGTTTATTTCCGCTTCCGCTAATTGGTTTTTTGCAGAAGTGAAGTTTTTAACACCCAAAAGACCTGCACCAATTCCTGTAAAAATAACAGATTGGTCAATAATGTCAATACTTTTATCAATGAACATTACATTTATTACCCCCATAATAAAAGAAAGTCCACCAATAAAGACAATGTAAATTCCGGCAGTTGATGTTGCCGAAGTTTTTCCGTTGGTGTTGGATGTCATCTCACCAAAAGAAAACTTTTTAATGTTTCCAATGAATTTCATAGTCATTAGATTTTTTTGGAAATTTATCTACCCTGACCTCTGTAGGATTTGGGTTTCTGTTCTTTAGGACCGTACTTCTTTTTAATTTTTCCAGTTTTTTTAGTCCCAAATGTTACTTTACCTTGTTTTGCGTTGATTGCCTTTGCCATAGTTATTCAAATTTAATGTGAACATAATTTCCTTTATTTCCTGAACCTTTGATGATGTATGGTGCGGATTTTAGTTGTGGTATAACATCCATTAAACACCCATAGGTGTCTTTCGCTCTCGCTTTGGATAATTGTAAGTTACCTGTTCTATCATCATTATTACCAAACACATCATCATATTCAGTTATTTCTTTCCATTTTCCTTGATTACAGTCGTTATTCTTACAACCCGCAGGCATTCTTGATGTTGATGCTTCAATAGTTACTCTATTAATTTCTCCACCATCCTGTAAGAATTTTTTAATTGATTCCACAAAACTTGCTTTATGTAAATTTTTAGGTTTACTCTCATTATCTTGGAAAAACTCTGCAATATTATAAGCTTTAGGTAATTTCAAATTGTTTTTTGAAATACCGAAATCCTCAAGATTAAGTTCCATACCTGTTTCGTGAATCTTTAATCTGATACCATATTTCTTTTTACCCTCAAAGTATGATTGTTCGTAAAATATTTCATTACCTCTCATAGCTTTAACAGGATTCAAATCTTCATCACCAGATTCGTTAAAATCGGTAGATACAGTCATTCCTGCAATTACAGGTCTTCTTTTCTTTAATGAATAAAATATGATGGGAATTTGTTCATTTCCAATGTTAACATTGTCCTTAACCATATCAGCATAATTTACAGAATTTTTCATATCTGAACTTAGACCAAAATTTTTAAGGTCCTGAACTTTAGATTCTGGATTTTCAACTTCTTGAGTATTCTCAGTCCATTTAATTCCAATCTCGTCTGACGATGGAAATTTGATTGACATATCAGGTTTAAGTTCTTGACCCTCTTCCTTTTTTGCCGAATACATATTCTCACCATCAAAATAGAAAATCTTACCAAAAAGAGAAAAATATTTCCCTTTCTGTTGTTTCTCCTCACTTTCTTTTATCACTCTTTTTACAATCTTATGTAAATCAGAGTATGTTAATTTTATTATTCCCATTATTTTTATTAAAATTTAAAGGCTGACTCCCATCCGTTGTTGGACTTTAATATTTCAAAATTTCTAGTAGTGTCTATCTCTCTATCCATTTCTTTTTCTTCACCATCCTCTGTTTCAAATTCAAAATCACCTTCTTGTCCCTCTTCACCACTTGTAACTTTTTGTTCTTCACTATCTCTACCTCCTTGTGTTGAGCTTGTATTAATGTGCAAAGTACCGGCAATATTTGTTACGGTAGTGTTTTTACCATTTTCAATATATTTGTTCAATAAATCATTGTTACCCGCAATCATTTTTTCAAATTCTGAAATAAATGTATTAACATCTGCTTGAGTTAAATTATACTTGGTAACATCTTGAGCCTTACCATCTCTAACGTCTTGGAAATACAATGCTAAGTTCCCGTATTTTTCCATTTCATCTAAATCACCACCAGGTTCCTTAGATTTTAACCTTCTCTCCATTGCATAATACAATAAAGCATTTGCATCGTATTTAAGTTTCACAGTTTGCGTGTTAGATGCAACAGTTGTTGTCGTAGTGGTTGACGAATCAGTTGTGGTTCCCCCTCCCTGATAATCTGAAATTATTAATTTTTCCCCAACATAAACTAAGTTAGGGTTACCTGATTTAAGATTTGCTTTATTTGCCTCATACATTTTTTTCCAATCAACACCAAAAGCTTTAGCAATTTTAGTTAGATACTCATTTTTAGCAATTGTATATGTTTTAGTTGCAGGGTCCCAATTTCCTTTTAATCCACCAGGAGCTGCTTCTTCATTCAATAAATTGTCCCATTTTTGTTCCATCTCAAAAAGAGTTTTCTTTCTGTCAAATGACATTAACTCATATATTCTTGAGAAATCTTTTTTATTAATATTTTCCATATAAATCGTTTTAATTAGTCTTTAGGATAAATTGATGACCTTACTTTAATGTGTGGAGGTAATGGTTCATACTCACGTTTAATTCTCTTGTGTTGAGTTGGTTCGTATTCAGAATTCAAGTCAATTAATCTTTGCTTATATTCTTCACCTCTTTCTTTATCTAATAATCGGTTAACAACGTCATCAACTAATTCTCTATCCAATCTATAACCAAACTCAGGCATCGGTGATGGTCTATCATCAATATCCTCATTTAATACATTTAAATATTGTTGTTTAGATGCAATAATATGACTCTCTAAAATTTTTTGTTTTTCAGTTTCACTAATATCAAAAAGATTTTTCATAACTTTTTTATTATAAATAGTTTGATGATTCAAAAAAAATAGATTATACTTGTATCAAATAAAGTAAAAATATGAGCATAATTAAGAACGGTGATACTGTGACCGTAAATTACACAGGAAAATTAGAAGATGGAACTGTATTTGACACATCTTTACAGGAAGGTAGAACTCCTCTAACCGCAACTTTAGGTCAAGGTCAACTTATCCCCGGTTTTGAAAACGGATTAATCGGTATGACTATCGGTGAGAATAAGACGATTGAAATTGAATCAAAGGATGCTTACGGTGACCATAACCCTATGATGGTTAATGAAGTTGAAAAGGATAAATTCCCTGAAGGAGTTAAAGAAGGAGATATGCTCCAAGGTATGAGTCCTCAAGGACCTGTAAACGTTAAAGTTTTGGAGGTTAATGAATCAACAGTTAAGATTGACGCCAATCACCCATTGGCAGGTAAAAAATTGTTCTTTGATTTGGAAATAATTTCAGTTAACTAAAAAACAAAAACCCCTCATCAGAGGGGTTTTTTATTTCTAATATTATTTGGTTATGCAATATTTTCACCACCTTCAGGAACAATTGGTGTTTCAGGAAACGCTTTACACGCATCAAACGCCGAGTTATCTCTAACTAACATTCCGTCTTTCATACATTGTCTCAAAGTATCACATAACTCTTGGTTTGCAACACCTTGTTTAAGTGGTAAAACAGGATTAATTGCTCTCCCAACGATTCTACACATTTCTGTGGTTACTTTTTTCTGTTGTTTAGCCAATTTAGCTTGTTGTTTGGCCGCCTCAACTGCTTTAGTTGCATCTTCAGGGGTTTTTATGTCTGAATTTTGTTGAACTAACGGTGCAATTTGAGTATTTGCCTGTGTATTATTATTTGTTGCCGCCGCAACTGAACCAATAGGTTTTGCATCTATTGATGCCATTTTAGTGTTGTTACTTTTGTAAGTTTGTGTTTGGAATTGTTCAGGAACTTCTTTACCTGGTCTCCATCCCGCTTTCCAAGCTTTCCACAATAATTGGTTGTCAGGTCCTTGGCTATTTGAACCGAATCTTTCTTTAACTTGTGCCCAAGTCATTCCTAATTTTTCTTTAGCAATGTCCTTTTCAATTAATTGTTTAATAGTCAGTTTAGTATTTGTTGATTTCGGTAAAATTTTACCATCAGCTCCGACAGGTAATGTTTTAGCGTATTCGTCAGTAACTGGTCCCCATCCAGCGGCCAATGCTTCTTTTTGTTTTGGAGTCGTCTCTTCTTGTTGTGCGGGAACACCTGGAATTGATGGGGTTTGTTCAGAAATTACCATCCCTCTTTGATATCCGAGCATATATTTCATCTTATTTAGCTCTTCTGATAATGTTTGCTTAATTTGCTTCATGATAATATTTTTTATATAAATATATTAGACAACAAAAAAAGTTGAAAAACTAAATGATAGTGGTTTACCGTAATTATTATATATCTTTAAATTTGTTGGTAATTTTTCATATATTTTACTTAAATCATTTGAAATTTTTCTTTCAAAATTATCTAATTTATTTCTAGCCTCAGTTTTAATATCACTATCACTATATGTATAATATACAGTGGATAGATAAACAAATGGTTCACCTCTTTCAACAACTCTATCTAAAACTTTTAACCCCCCAATTTCCTCAACCAATTCTCTTTTCAAAACCAAATCACAGAAAATTAAAACAGGGGTTATATTAGTTATTCTAATATCTACAATACCAGGATTTCTTCTAATCACATCTTTGGTTACAAGTTCAATCCCGTATTCTTTTTCTTTAGTTAATTCAATTGATTCCATAATTAATCTACAAATGTAACGTTAATTTCAACATCTTCAGGATTTAATATTTTTGTTCTCACAAATACCATAGACTTAAAATATTTTTCAACCTCACGTTTTTGGTCATCCGTTAACTCAATATCACGATATTTTGATTTTGGTCTAACATTTGAATCAATTACAACCTTACCGTCACGTAATTTAACATCTGTGACCTCACAATCAAATGATATGTTTTGTGGTGAGTTATTTATTACAAAAGACATAAAACCATAAAAAGAATCTCCTTTTATTCTTTCGGTATAATCTTCCATAAACTCATCAATTCTATCATTTTGAATTTTATCTAATGTCTCACCGTTTACTAAACTTTTGATGTCCTTACTTCTTAAAGGTATTGTATTGTAAATACCTTCTCTCGCAACATTACTATATTGTGTTCTAGTTGACCTTGAATATCGTTCAATTACTGAGTGCCATTTTCCATTTTTGTAAACTAAAATAGGATACCATCCATACGACGTAATTACATATTGCTCAACACCTTTACTATCTTTACTCCAATAACCTCTTAAATTACTACCTTCAAATGGTATTTTAGCATACGCATATTTTCCAGCAGTAACATTAGTAACTTTTGACGCTGGAAAGTTTTTTTCATTTACTAACTCATCAGGTGGTATATTTTCATAATCACCATTTTCACGATAGTTTAAGGTATATAGATAATAATATCTTTGAGCTTCTTTTGGGTCAATTCCAATAACTCTTAATCTCTTTTCTAAAAACTCAATAATATTTTTTTTATTTTTAAGTTCTTTTTTCTTTGATTGTAAAAGTTTGAATAATAGAATCACTTGTGAAGATAACTTTTGCGTTAATTCTTCATTCAGTATTTTCGTAATTAAATCCTTCATATGATATAAATATGAGGATTTGTCGTATATTTGCCATATGAATATTTTCTTTTTGGATTGGGATGTGAAAAAATGCGCGGAGTATCATTGTGATAAACACGTTGTTAAAATGATATTAGAAACCGCTCAGTTATTATGTGGTGCCCACCATGTAACCACCAAGTACCCACCAAGTACCGACCAAGTAAACGACCAAGTACCGTACAAGTTATCTCATAAGAATCATCCTTGTGCTATTTGGACACGTGAGTCACTGTCTAACTATTTGTATCTGTGTGAACTTGGGTTGGAACTATGTAAAGAATACACTTACCGATATGGTAAACGTCATAAATCACAGGATGTTATTGAGTGGTGTGTCACAAATAAAGTAAAAATTTGTGACAAAGGGTTTACCAATCCTCCAAAAGCAATGCCCGATGAATATAAGGTAGATGATGTTGTTGAATCATACAGAAATTATTATCGTGGAGCCAAGTCAGGGTTTGCGATATGGAAAAATAGACAAGTTCCCGAGTGGTATATGTCTTTATAATTAAGGTTATTTAATTATTATTTCAAAGTTATGAAATCAATAATTGCAGTTAATAATTTGGGGTATATTGGATTGGACAATAAACTCTTATGGAAATCCGCTCAGGACATGTCACACTTCGTTAAGATGACCATAAACCAACGATTGTTGGTTGGATATAATACGGCTCAAGATTTACCCAAACTTAAAAATAGGACCATTATAATTGATAATAGAGATGAATTAATTACAGATGTTGATTGGTGTATTGGGGGTAAAAAAACATATGAGAAATATGCACCTCATTTTACCGAGTTACACATTTCTCACATAGATGATAACAATATTGGTGATATAATGTTTCCTGATTTTAGAAACTTAAATCCAAATTGTAAAATTTTTAATTATTACTTTAAGTGATTAAACACCTCCAGCTTTAATTCTGTCTCTCAAGTCAGTATTTCTTTTTCCAGTTCTACCACACTTGGCTCGTTTACGTCTTCTTTTCTGAACTTTTGTTCTTTTACGATAATTGACACCTTGTTCAGTTATTTCACCACCTTCACTTTCGTCAGCAGCTAAAAGTCCCGCACCAATTACAGCGGCCTCATTTTTAAGTTCTTCAGGTATTTGGAGTCCTCCGATTGACTGTCCTTGTAAAACATCCCCAATCGCACTCTCCAATTCGTTAGTTGTTCCTAAATTATTAAAGAAGTCAAAAACCTTTCCCAAGATTCCTGTTTCATCATTATCAGGAACACACATAGGATTATCACCTGCATTTACATAATCTCCGATGTTAAATTGAGCTCCATTTTGTTTTAAGATATCATGAGTTAATGCAATCATGTCTGAGGGATTGAAATTGGATTCAACCTCACTTCCTTCTGATATTATTTTTTTTGATTCTAAAAATCTTTTTTCCAATCTTTCATTTGCTTCTGAAAGATATCTTTTTTTACTGAAACTAGTATTCATTTTTTTATTTTTTTATTTTTTAATTATTAATATCTACCTTTTATAAATACCTCAATAACTTCAGGAATTTTAGTACACACGTGTTTTTCACCATTTGAATTTGTACAATCAATGTAAGGTAAATCCTTAATGTACTTTTTAAGTTCTCTTGGTCCCTTTCTCAACATAGAGACAACGTGTTCTCGGCTATAAAGTTTATCAGGGTCATAACCCTCATTAATTACTCTTTTGATTAATGAAATCAATTGTGTTTCAGTTAATCGTATTTTTCTTTTTTCCATATTGTAATCTAACGTTATAACTTTCTAATGTATATCCAATCGTACTAACCAATTTTTCAAGTTCTTCTTTTGTATCATTATAATTTGATTCACTATCATATCCAATATCTTTAAATGTTAACTCAACAATAGGACTATCAGAATCAAACCCAAAATCACAGGTTCCTCCATATTCTTCCATAATCAAATCTTTCATTTCTTTTTCAATTTTATCCAAGTACTCGTAATTTTTTAACTGAAATGCGAAATAGTAATGTTTTTTTATCTTAAAGAATTGTTCAGCATCTCCTAATATATGTTCAAATTTAACATCGTACTTTGGTGGAAAAATTATTCCTCCAGCACTTCTTTTGGGTCGGTCAGGAACTAAACTTTTTCTATAATTTTCATCATAAGAACCTGAATTCTTATCCATTTTAGGACAATCAACATATAAAACAACAAATTCATCCGGATTTCCCAACGAATCTTCGCGTTTATAAATTCTGAAATCATATTCAGGATTCTTTGATTTTATTGACATCCAATGGATTAGAGCCTTTTCAATACTTTCCATATATTACATATCTGGCGAATTTTCATCTTCACTATTAGTATAATCCGCTATAAATCTTGCAGTTTCGGACCCAATAATACCATCCACATGTAACCCATTTTCTCTTTGGTATTTTTTAACTAATTCTTTTGTTTTTGGTCCGAATTTACCGTCACAACTATTTATGTTGTCTTTACATCCATCACCTAAACCTTCATCAGTTTCATAGTACTCACCCAATTTGTTTTGGAACCATTGAACCACGGGACCTGAAGAACCTATGTTGATAATTTTATTACCCTTAGTTACCGCAGTAGTACTTTCATCAGAGTCCGATATATATCCTGACGAAGATTTGGTTGTTGACCATTTAAACACTACCTTACTACCATCCCAACTCCATCTACCATATCTCATTAAATCATTCTTCCCATATGAGTTATAATAGTGTTGTTGTGCTTTACCATTACTCATTATTTCCAATCTATCTCCATCTTCTGAATATTTTGTATCGGGATTATCTTTCAATTGAACTCTCGCCCATTCATAATCATTCCAAATACCCTCTGACGCTTGCTCATCTTCAGAATACTTATCAGGTTCTGCGGTCGGTAAATTTAATAACCAAGCTTTAGCTTCTTCCCAATTTGAGGAAGTTGACTGCATCCAACTAAAAATTACTTTAGAGCCATTCCAATCCCAAGTTCCTGAATGAACAGGAGCACTTCCATCTCCTTTATGTTCCATGGCGTTTCCATTGTTTTGAATTTCCATCCAATTTCCTTGGTGATTTTTGTATCTAGTATACAGATATTCTGGGTCATTGGGAGGCCACTGACCAACTTCATAACCCGTTTGAGTTTGCGTCCATCTTGCGGCTTCTCCCCAATTTGCAACGTCTGTTGCCATTGCTTCAAACAACATTTTACGAACTTTGTTATGCATTCCCAAAATTCGTTCTTTTTCTGATTCTGATATTAATAGTTTCATGATTTTTTCATTATAAATATATTTTTTATTAACATTTTCCAGCATATGGTCGGATATCTACGTAAATTCCGAATTTATCTATCACAAACTCTTTCGCAATTTTTATAATATCATTTAATTGGTCCTTTCCACCAAATCCTGCGGGACCCATAACAGTTTTAACCCATTGGTCATCAATTTTTAATGATATCACAGGATAATCTTCAATCTCCTCAGAGTGTGGGTATTCAAATTTACAAA